GGTGTTATAGAGCATTGGGAAAATGAAGTAGATGGTCTTAGAAATGATCAGGACGGTTTAAATGAATATTACCGACAGTTTCCACGCACAGAGAAACACGCGTTCAGAGATGAAGCTAAATTATCTTTATTTAATCTAACTAAAATATACGAGCAAATAGATTACAACGAAGATATGAGAAATAAAGCCTTGGTTACTCAAGGTAATTTCCAATGGGCAGGAGGAATAAAAGATACCACTGTTAATTTTATACCAGATAACAACGGTAGGTTTTTAGTCTCATGGATTCCACCTGCAAGATTACAAAATCGTGTAATAATAAAGAATGGAGTTAAATATCCTGGCAACGAACACGTGGGTGCTTTTGGATGTGACTCTTACGATATATCAGGTACAGTTGACAAGAAAGGTTCTAAAGGTTCTTTACACGGACTTACTAAGTTTAGTATGGAAGAAGCACCTTTTAATATGTTTTTTTTAGAATATATATCAAGACCTCCAACTGCTGAAATATTTTTCGAAGACGTGCTTATGGCATTACACTTTTATGGTATGCCAATATTAGCAGAGAATAACAAACCAAGGTTGTTATATTACTTAAAGCGAAGAGGTTATAGACAGTTTTCAATGAACAGACCTGACAAAGTATATAATAAACTTTCGGTTGCAGAAAGAGAAATAGGTGGGATACCAAATTCATCTGAAGACATTAAGCAGGCGCATGCTGCGGCTATAGAATCTTACATAGAAAACCACGTAGGTTTAAAAGAAACAGAATACGGTCAAATGTATTTTCAACGTACGCTCGAAGATTGGGCTAAGTTTAATATAAACAACAGGACAAAGTTTGATGCTACGATAAGTTCTGGTTTAGCTATTATGGCTTGCAATAAAAATAAATATTCACCAGTAGCTGAGGTTAAAAAAGAACCAGTGAATATAAGTTTTAAAAAATATGATAACACAGGTTATACTTCAAAAATAATAAAATAGATGGTTTATACTAATGTTAATAGTTCTTTTCCAAGTCAGGTAGTACCAGACGCAGAGAAAAATACTTACGACTACGGTTATCAAGTAGGTAGAGCTATTGAAAATGAATGGTTTAGAGGTGACAAAGGCTTAGGCGCTGGTGGTCGTTTCGGAAATAACTGGCAAGACTTTCACAGGCTTAGACTTTATGCTAGAGGCGAACAGTCTGTAGCTAAGTATAAAGATGAACTTTCTATTAACGGTGATTTATCTTATTTAAATCTAGACTGGAAGCCAGTTGCAGTATTATCTAAGTTTGTAGATATTGTTGTAAACGGCATGACAGATAAAGGTTACGAAATAAAATCTTTTGCTGTTGATCCTTATTCGATAAGTAAAAGAACAAAACACGCGGCTGCTATAGCTCGTGATATGAGTGCCAAGCCTCTATTAGAGTCTATACAACAAAATCTAGGCGTAAATCTTTTTAATACAAATAAGCCAGAAGATCTTCCAGAAAGTAGAGAAGAATTAGATCTTTACATGCAGCTAAACTATAAACAAAGTATAGAGATAGCTGAGGAAGAAGTAATTGAAAATATTTTTAATTACAACATGTATGATGAGACTAAAAAAAGATTAGCATATGATTTAACTGTTTTAGGTATAGCGGCTGTTAAAACAAATTTTAATTTAGCTAATGGAGTTACAGTAGACTACGTAGATCCAGCTAATTTAGTTTATTCATATACAGAAGATCCTAATTTTGAAGATATATATTATGTAGGCGAATTAAAGTCTATGAGCTTGCAAGAGGTTAAAAAGCTTTTTCCTTATTTAACAGATAGCGACTTAGAAGAAATAGAAAAATATCCTGGTGACGCAAACTACACGCGTAACTACTATGGTCAAGATGATCAGTACAATCAAGTTCAAGTTTTATTTTTTGAATATAAAACTTATAACAACCAGGTATTTAAAATAAAAGAAACAGATCAAGGTCTTGAAAAAGCTCTTGAAAAAGACGATTCATTTAATCCACCTGAAAACGCTGAAAACTACAACAAAGTACATAGAGCTATAGAGGTTTTGTACAGCGGAGCAAAAATACTTGGTTACGAAAAAATGTTAAAATGGGAGTTAGCTGAAAACATGACACGTCCTTTTAGCGATCAAACCAAAGTTCAAATGAATTACAGCATCACAGCTCCGCGCATGTACAAAGGTCGTATAGAGAGTATCGTGAGTAAATGTATTGGCTTTGCTGATATGATACAACTTACTCATTTAAAAATACAACAGGTGCTAGCGCGTATGGTTCCAGATGGTGTATTTGTAGATGTAGACGGTTTAGCTGAAGTTGATCTTGGAAATGGTACAAGCTATAACCCGCAAGAAGCTTTAAACATGTACTTCCAAACGGGTAGTATTGTAGGTAGAAGTTTAACTCAAGATGGCGACTTGAACCAAGGTAAAGTACCTATTCAAGAATTGCAAACGTCATCTGGTATAGGTAAAATACAAGCTCTTATACAAACGTATCAATATTATTTACAAATGATACGTGACGTGACGGGATTAAATGAAGCCAGAGACGGTAGTCAACCTAATAAAGATTCTTTAGTTGGTTTACAAAAGTTAGCGGCTGCTGCTTCTAATACAGCTACTAAACATATATTACAATCACTAATGTATCTAACAGTTAGAACAGCTGAAAATATTAGTTTAAGGGTTGCTGATATGTTAGACTTTCCTTTAACAAAACAAGCGTTACTTGGATCTATAAATCAGTTTAATGTAGCTACGTTAAAAGAGGTAGAAGACTTAAACATGCATGAGTTTGGTATTTTCTTAGAATTAGAACCAGAAGAAGAAGAGAAACAAAACTTAGAAAAAAACATACAAATAGCTTTACAAGCTGGCCAAATTGGTTTAGAAGATGCTATAGATATTAGACAAATAAATAATACAAAGCTAGCTAATCAATACATAAAGTTAAGCCAAAAGAAAAAGAGAGAAAGAGACGAAAAAGCTGCTCAAGCAAATATACAAGCACAAGCACAAGCAAATGCCGAATCAGCTGAAAAAGCTGCTTTTGCAGAAGTGCAGAAACAACAAGCTTTAACTCAAGAAAAAGTTAATATAGAAAAAGCTAAATCTCAGTTTGAAATACAACGAATGCAAACAGAAGCTCAAATAAAAAGAGAGTTAATGGCTGAGAAATTTAGATACGACATGGAGTTAGCTAGAATAGAAGTTGAAGCTCAAACGCAGAGAGAAAAAGAAATAGAAGATCGTAAAGACGAACGTGCTAGAATAATTGGTACACAACAATCAGAAATGATTTCACAGCGTCAAAACGACGAGCTACCTAAGAATTTTGAGTCATCAGGATTTGACTCGCTAGGAGGATTTGGATTAGAACAGTTTGAACCTCGCTAAAAAATAAAATCCTTTAATTTTATATTATTATATTATGTCAGAAGAAGTAAAACAAGAAGGAGAGTTTAAAATGAAAACACCTTCTAAACCTAAAAATTTAGGTAAAGCAAACGAGGTAACTAAAGTAGAAATACCTAACACTGCTAAAGAAGCTCAAGGTGCTGTAGTACCTGAAGTTACAAAAGTAGAAATAAAAAAAGAAGAAAGCGATGCCGTTCAAACACAAGAGACAAATGATAGCGATGTTGTTGTCGAAGAACCCAAAGACGGTAGCGACAGCGAAGAAGTGGTTGAAGAAGTACGGACCACCGAAGAAACAGTAGAGTCTCCTTTAACTGTAATTGAAGAAACAGAAGATGAGACTAAAGAAGTTGTACAAGAAGAGCCACAGCAAACTGTTGTAGAGCAAAGACAACTACCGGAAAATATTGACAAGCTAGTTACTTTTATGGAAGAAACTGGTGGAACTGTAGAAGACTATGTTAGGCTTAATGCAGATTATACCAATGTTGATAATAAAACTTTAATTAGGGAATATTATAAACAAACTAAACCACACTTAGATTCTGAAGATGTAAGTCTTTTATTAGAAGACTTTGAGTACGATGAAGATATAGACGAACCAAAGGATATACGCAAAAAGAAAATTGCGTTCAAAGAGGAGGCTGCAAAAGCTAAAGACTTTCTTGAAGGCTTGAAAGGTAAATATTACGACGAGATCAAGTTGAGACCGGGCGTAACCCAAGAGCAACAAAAAGCGTTAGACTTTTTCAACCGATACAATGAAGAGCAACAAGCTAATATAGCCAAGCACGAGGTTTTTAAACAAAAAACTAAACAATTGTTAAACGATAATTTTGAAGGTTTTGATTTTAACGTTAGCAATAAAAAATTTAGATATGGAGTTAAAAATCCTTTACAGATAGCAGAGCAACAATCTGATATTTCAAATTTCATTAAGACGTTCTTAAATGACAAAGGAGAAATACAAGACGCAAAAGGCTATCATAAAGCTATATATGCTGCTAGAAACGCCGATACCATTGCCCAACACTTTTACGAGCAAGGAAAAGCTGATGCTGTTAAAGATGTTATGGCTAAATCGAAAAACATTTCGACAGAACCACGTCAAACAGCTTCTGGTGAAGTATTTGTAAATGGATTAAAAGTTAAAGCAATTAGCGGAGTTGATTCTTCAAAATTGAAAATCAAAAAAGTAACATTAAAAAATTAAAATAATTTATCATGGCTGTAAGTCCTTTATTTGGGAGTATCGTCCCAAGTCAAAAACAACAATTGCTAGACACAAACTTCCTGTCTTTTAACGGAGGTGCTGGCGCTGGCGATTCTGATACATTTGCACAACAGTATCTACCTGAAATTTATGAAGCAGAAGTAGAGCGCTACGGAAACCGTACGCTTTCTGGATTCTTACGTATGGTAGGAGCTGAAATGCCTATGACTTCTGATCAGGTTATCTGGTCTGAGCAAAACCGTTTACACATCTCTTATGATGGTTGTACCAACGATCAAGTTAATACAATTACTATTCCTGTAGCTGCTGACGTTAAAAACGTTGTATCTCCACAGGCTACAATTGTAGCTGTTGATCAAGCTGGTAACGAGCTTAAGGCTGTTGTAACTGCTTCTAACCTTACTACTGGTGCACTTACTGTAGCTCCTTATGATGCTACTACTACAGCTGCGCTTGCTACTACTGGAGTTAAAATCTTTGTTTATGGCTCTGAGTATGCTAAAGGTTCTACTACACCTAACAACACTTCAGCTACTGCAGCTGACGGTTATGTAAGTGTAGATCCTTCTTTCACTCAATTTTCTAACTCACCAGTTATTATCCGAAACAAGTATGTTGTTTCTGGTTCTGACACAGCTCAGATTGGTTGGGTTGAAGTAGCTACTGAAGATGGAACTGGAGGATACCTTTGGTATTTGAAAGCTGAGTCTGAAACTCGTCTACGTTTCGAAGATTATCTTGAAATGAGTGTAGTTGAAGGTGAAAAAGCTGATGATACTCTAGGTGCTGGTTCTGCTTTTGACGAAGGTTACAAAGGTACAGAAGGTTTATTCGCTGCTATTAAAGATCGTGGTAATGTTGAAGCTGGCTTTAACGCTGCTGCTGATCAGCTAGCTGAGTTTGATAATATCCTACGTAACTTAGATACTCAAGGTGCTATTGAAGAAAATATGCTTTTCTTGAACCGTGAGACTTCTCTAGGTTTTGATGATATGCTAGCTGCTGTAAACGCTGCTTACTCTGGTGGTACTTCTTATGGTATCTTTGAAAATTCAGAAGATATGGCGTTGAATTTAGGATTCAGCGGTTTCCGCAGAGGTTCTTATGACTTCTACAAAACCGACTGGAAATATCTAAACGATGCTTCTACAAGAGGTGCTATCGAAGATGGCGCTGGTGGTTATGGTACTAGCGCTATTGATGGAGTATTAATTCCTGCAGGTACATCAACTGTATATGATCAAATTCTTGGTTCAAACATTCGTCGTCCATTCTTGCACGTACGTTACCGAGCGTCTCAAACTGACGATCGTCGTATGAAGACTTGGTTGACTGGTTCTGTTGGTGGTGCGTTCACTAGCGATCTTGACGCTATGGAAGTAAACTTCCTTTCTGAAAGATGTCTATGTGTACAAGGTCGTAACAACTTTGTATTGTTTACTAAGTAAATCATTTAACGTAGTATTTACCCTCGTCTTATCGACGGGGGTAATTATTACACTTATTAACATTTTTATTATATTATATCATGGCAAAAACAAAAGAAGTCCCAACCATAGAACAAGGTTGGGAAATAAAAGATAGAACGTACCTAGTAACAGGAAGGTACAAACCCTTAACACTAAGAATACCATCAAAGCACAGCGCAAAAGTTCCGCTACTTTGGTATGATAGTGAAACAAATACACAAAGAGAATTACGCTACGCTACAAATCAAAACTCACCATTTGTAGACGATCAAAAAGGTGAGGTTACACTAGGCACTATATTATTTAAAGACGGCGCTTTAGTTGTACCAAAAGAAAAACAAGCGTTACAAAAGCTATTGTCTTTGTATCACCCAATGAAGGGAAAACGTTATAAAGAGTTCGATTCTGTTGTAGAAGCAACTGACGAACTTGATATGATGGAACTTCAAATAGACGCATTGAATGCTGCTAGAAGTATGGATGTAGATCAACTAGAAGCTATAATGAGAGTTGAGGTTGGAAGTAAAGTAAATACAATGTCATCAAAAGAATTAAAACGCGATGCGCTTATATTTGCTAGACAAAACCCAGCTTTATTTATAGAGTTAGCTAAAGACGATAATGTTCAACTAAGAAACTTTGCGGTTAAAGCTGCTGAAGCTAAAATCATTAAGTTATCAGATGATCAGCGATCGTTCTCTTGGGCATCAAACGGTAAGAAGCTTATGACAGTACCATTTGATGAAAATCCTTACTCTGCTATGGCAGCTTTCTTTAAGACAGATGAAGGCGTAGAAGTTTTCAAATCTATCGAGAAAAAGTTAAAATAACATGTAACAATAGTATAGGGCTCGTTCACTCGGGCCCTTATACTTAAAAAAAAATATAAATGGCGATCAACGTAAACAACGTATACCAAACTGTATTACTTATACTAAATAAAGAACAACGCGGTTATATGACGCCTGATGAGTTTAATAAAACAGCTACGCAAGTTCAATTAGATATATTTGAACAATACTTTGATGATTTAAACCAACAACTTCGTGTTCCGCAAGCTGATTATGATTACACTGACAGGCAGATGGCTATAGATGAAAAAATATCTACATTCAAGTGTATTGGTGATTGTGCTTACACTGGAGTTGCTGGACAGTTTGCTCTTCCAACATCTGATCTTACAAGTAGTTTTTCTATAGTATATAACGATGTTCCTGGTCAAAATCAATATGCTTTTTACAAACTAGGTGTTGTTACTTATGAAGAGCCATCTAAACCAATAGTCGAACTCCAAAGACTTCAAAGGTTTGATTTTTACAACATACAAAAATCTCCTTTAACAAAATCAACAAAATCTTTTCCAACTTATCTTTACGAAAGTGGTAATATTTATGTTTCACCAACAACTATACAGTCCAATATAAAAGCTTCTTTCCTTAGAAAACCATTAAACGTTGAGTGGGGTTATAGTACTAACCCTACTTATGGTTACTATGAATATCAATCAGGAAGTTCTCAAGACTTTGAGTTAGATAGCAGCGAACAAGTTAATGTAGTTCTTAGAATACTACAATACTCTGGTATTATAATTAGAGATCCTCAAATTGTTCAAGCGGCTGCTTCTGAAATACAACAAAACGAAATAAA